CATAAAGGTGATCAGTTGTTTGATAAATTCAGATCTGTGATTAAATTTGAAAAACGAAACGACTTTTCAATTATCGTGTAGTTGGAATTCCTAAGTCAACTCCTTCCAAAACTTATCTCTATGGTTTTATCTTGGATAGACCATGGGAATCTCCGCAACCGAGTCTATGAGTTGCAAGATCGGCTTGAAACCCTTGAGATCGCTTTAGAGGATATAGAGCGGATGAATAAAGACCCTAAGATCCATAGGGTTATTCAGAACACTAAAAAACCCTTATAAATCAACAACTTACGATTATAGTCAAATTTCGCTTTACTTTTACAAAAAGATGGCGTATAATAGTTGTATAAATGATGAAAAGGTGATAAATATGTGGAATGAATTTAATGATTTTGAACTAGCCCAGTTGGCTGGTCAATATGGTCTAGAAGACTCATTAGTTTTCTCAGGTGAACTTTCCTTAGCAAATCGTGCTGAAGTTGAGTCATTGCTGACTTTAGCAGAACACGATATGGCGTTTGGAGAATAATATGGATATCAAAGCATCAGATCTTTCCGCACGTCTTCTTGCTACTGAAAATCTTTCAGTGCAGCGTGCTAGAACTCGCACTGCATCATTCGATGTAAAATCCCGTGTACTAACACTACCTCTTTGGAAAGATATGACTCCCGAGATTGAGGACATGCTTGTTGGTCACGAAGTCGGTCATGCATTATATACAACCGATGAGTATTTTGTTCCTATTAAAGATAACTCAAAAATAATGACCTACCTCAACGTACTTGAAGATGTACGTATTGAGAAAATGATCAAACGTAAATATCCAGGTCTGCGTAAACGTATGAACGAAGGATATAAACAACTCAATGATCGTGACTTCTTTGGCGTTAAACAAGTTCAGAATTTCAATGACTTATTGTTGATTGATAAAATTAATCTATACTTTAAAGCAGGATTTTCCTGTGGCGTTACTTTTGACGCTGATGAAAAACCATTCGTCAATCGTGCTGAACGTACTGAGACTGTTCAAGAAGTTATCGATTTGGCTGAAGAGATCTGGGGTTACTCTAAACAAAAATTAGAGGAAAAGAAGAAACAGATGCTTGAACAAAATCCTGAAGATCTCGAGCCAACTGACGATGAGCCTATGGGCGAGTTCGATGATTCGGATCTTGACTATGATGATTTTGAAGAATCAGAAGATCAAGATGATTCTGACTTGAAACCTTCTAGCCAAAAATCTGCTTCAAACGAACAACGTGAAGAAGATAAACCTGATGAAACAACTTCTTCAGTTGGCGATCAAGAACTTGAGTCAAAGACTGAGAAAGCATTCTCTGAGAAATTAGAAGACCTTGCTGATGAGAGCAATGAATATCTCTATCATGAATTTGATACTGATTATTTTGCTGATCCAGTAATCGGTTATAAACAGGTACTCAATGAGACTAAACAATATTGGGTTACTGAAGATAACCTTATTGAATCCGCAAAAATTATTGCTGAAGAAAATAGTAAATATGATAAGTTCAAAACCGAGACTACACGTGCTGTAAATTATCTCGTTAAAGAATTTGAGATGCGTAAATCTGCTGCACTATACAAACGTGCTCAAGTAGCAAAATCAGGTTCTCTAGATATGAAACGTGTTTGGTCATATACCCTCAGCGATGATATCTTCAAACGTGTTACAATCCTTCCTGAAGGCAAAAACCATGGTATGGTTTTCTTGCTTGACTGGTCTGGTTCTATGGATGGTGTTCTTGAAGATACTTTGAAACAGGTTATCAATTTGGCTATGTTCTGTGCTAGAATCAATATTCCATATCGTGTTCTTGCTTTTACTTCTCAGTACAATGATCGTAAATATCCTACTGAAGAAGAACGAATTAAGAATCGTCAGTGGGCTGTTAATAAAAATGCACGAAATGAAAACAAGAATATCTTGAGCAATGTAAGTAATAATTTTAATCTTCTAGAATTATTCTCCAGCAAAATGAGCACTAGTGAATTCCACTCTATGGCAAAACGTGTTTTGAATACACGCAAATTCCAGTGGAACGATGGGTTCTCTACTGGTGGAACTCCACTCAATGAAGCATTGGTTTGGATTTACCTAAACATTGACAAATATATCAAACAAAATTCTATTGAGAAAATGACTTTGATTACTTTGACTGATGGCGCTGGTGGACCATTGTATTCTTCTCGTGGTCTTGAAGATCAGAAATATGAATATGGTTCTGATGGCGTTACGAAGAAAGTTAAACAGAAACACTTTATTCGTGATACTGTTACTCAGAAGACTTATCAGTTGTCAAGATTTGCTGGTGTTCAAACTGAAACCTACCTGCGTATGATTAAAGATCGCCATAATATTATGATTGTTGGTTTCTATATTTGCGCAAACCGCAGACGTGATTTGCAGTGCGCATTGAATGATAATTTACCAAATTATAATGGTAATTCTACTTTCCAGATTGATTCTTGGAGGAAAGATTTCCGTGATCAAGGGTTTGCTTCAATTAAGAATACTGGTCGTGATGATTTGTTTTTGATTCCTCAAAGTTCAACGAAGATTGAAGAGGGTGAGTTAGATGTAAAAGCCGATGCGAATGCAAAGGTTATTGCAAAGAATTTCAGTAAATTCCTCAACATTAAGAAAACCTCCCGAGTGCTACTCAATAGGTTCGTGGGTTATGTTGCGTAAGTTATTGATTTAGAAGGGGATTTTAATCCCCTCAAGTTTGTAAGGTTATACAAAATATCGCTTTACTTTAATTGCGAACTGGCGTATAATAGTTGTATAAATTGATTGATTATGTTGTTTTTTGAAAGTGAGTTATATGATGGCTAAGATTGACAGTGCGTTTCAGACCGAGTTTGAGACTAAACTTTTTGAATTATTCCCTGATGTGAAAACCGAAGGACTTGTGCAAAATGCGCAGTTGCTTGAAACGATGCGTGCTCTTAATACGAAAACCTCACCCAAGTGGTTGATGGTGAATAAAGTAAGTCGTGGTTTGTATGCGATCGATGGTAGTAAACCTATGGTCGTTGGCAATACTGCTTTGAAACCCCAACCAAAGATTGAATCATTTACAGTGGATTATAATAATACATCATCGTTGATTCCTGCGAAGGATCCAAATTTTGTTCCTTTCGGCAACTATGCTGACTTGGAAAATATTATTAAGGCGAAGATTTTCTATCCAGCCTATATCAGTGGTCCGACTGGGAATGGCAAGTCAACTATGATTGAGCAGATTTGTGCCAAACATAAGCGTCCATTGATTCGTGTTAACTTGAATATGATGACTGATGAGGAACAACTCATCGGTACGAAAACCCTCGAAGACGGTAACGTGCTTATCGTTGAAGGTCCAGTTCTTATCGCTATGCGAACTGGTTGTACCTTATTGCTTGACGAGATTGACGCAGGCTCAGCAAATACTTTGCTCTGTTTGCAACCTATCCTTGAAGGTAAACCCTATTACTTCAAACTTAAAAACGAGATGATCGTTCCTGCTCCTGGATTTAATATTTTCGCTACTGCGAATACTAAGGGTAAGGGTTCAGATGATGGTCGTTACATTGGCACGAACGTCTTGAACGAAGCATTCTTGGAACGATTCGCTGTTACGTTTGAACAGGATTATCCTAATGCTAAGATTGAACAAAAGATTATTGAGAATCTGATGGAAACCTACGAATGCAAAGACGTAGAGTTCGCAGAGACATTGGTTAAATGGGCTGACGCAATCCGTCGCACGTTTGCTGATGGTGGTGTGGATGAAACTATTACGACTCGTCGTATGATTCATATTGTTCGTGCGTTTGCAATCTTTAAGAAGCGTGAGAAAGCAGTAGAACTTTGCTGCAATCGATTTGATTCTGCAACAAAGACTGCGTTCATTGACCTATATGATAAAGTTGCAAATCCTGCACCTGAGGTTCCTGCAACACCTGAAGTTGCTATAACACCTGCAAGTGATGAAGTGCCATTTTAAACTTGCTTTGCATATTAAATCGTAGTATAATATTATTTGAAATTGAAAAAGGAAATTGATTATGTTGAAATTCGCTGACCTGAGTATGGCTCAAAAGAAATGTGTTGTTGCTTTGATTGAAGCCCAACCATCTCTAAAAAAGAATAGCAAGATCTCTTTGAAAGAAGTTGTTGCTATCACCCAAGATTTGGCTAAAAAGCGTAGTGCTGGTGCGCCAAAGATTGGATATCCTAACTGGTTGTTCAAGAGCAATAAACTTGAGCGTGGTTTGTATCAGTTGCCAGTTCCTACTGAAACTGAACTCTCTACTTACGCTAAAGATTTGAACAACAAACCTTCTTCTAAGAAGATTGTAAAGAACAAGAAAGTAGTTAAGGTAGCCAAGACTGCTTCTACTACTGATCTTTCTGAGACCACTCGTCTTGAAAAGATTATCAATGATTCTGTTGAAGTTGACCAAGATACGGAAGACTTCAATCAGATCTTACGTGAAAACGGCATTACTGTTTAATCACGTGTTTGAGTCAGAGGGGTCACTGCCATCTCCCCTCTGACCTTTTTTATTTTATGATGGTTCGTTAATTATGGAGTTTTCTCTTATTATGTCTAAACAACAAACGCTGTTGAAACACCTCTCAGCTGGTAAAGCATTTACTGCAAAGCAAATCAAAGCATCTTTTGGTATTGCTCACCCAGCTTCCTCAATCCGTAACCTACGTGAACAAGGTTACTGCGTATACGCAAACCCTGCTGTTGTTAATGGCGCAGAAGTAGTTAAGTATCGCATTGGTAAGCCAACTCGTGCTATGGTTGCTCTTGCTGCTGCAATCAAAGGTTCATCTGTATTCACTCGTACAGTATAATTAAGTGAGTTATAAATGGATATTCTTCGGAGTATCCATTTGTCGTTTCATTTGGAGAAATGTATGATTGAGATTATTTTAGGTATTACCTTCCTTATTATTATTGCTGTAGTTTGTAAAGGGATTTCCTGTATGAAAAACCATAGTGAAACATTGGAGGATTGATGTCAAAAGTAAAAATTCAAGATGCTCCATTTACTGGACAGTTTTCAAAGCAACAGATTCAAGATGCTATTAAAGAATCACAGAACGCCACTACTGGTGGTAGAAAATTTGATGGTGGTAAACTGCAATATGGTTTACTGCCACCACTCGCATTAAAAGCGACTGTAGAAATTCTAACATTTGGCGCAGAGAAATATGAGCCAGATAATTGGAAACATGTGCCTGATTCAAAACGTAGATACTTTGACGCAATGCAAAGACATCTTTGGGCATGGAAAGAGGAAGAGCAAAACGATCCCGAAACTGGCAAGAACCATTTGGCGCATGCAATGTGCTGCTTAATGTTTTTGTATGAGCATGATGTAAAGTATTCTAAGGAAACCAAATGACCATCGAACAATGGATTTATGCAGCAACAGCATGGGGAATTTTAATTGCTATTATATATGGTAAAACTGGGTATCAAAACGTATTCAATTGTTACAAAATGTGGACAACAAAAGAATACTGGACTAATTATAACACAGTCGAGTTTCTTTCTTGGGCTGCAAAGGCAATTATTATTATTCCAGGATTGATTTGGGGTATTCAACTTTGGTGGTTATATATCCTAACACTTGGTACAAGTCTTTCTTTAATTTGGGCGAGTAATAAGAAATTACTTCCAACCCTAGTAGGATTTAATACTATTTGGGCATGGATTAGTTGCATGGTTATTGTTCAACATTTAGTCAAATAAATTTGTCAAAAAGCCACTTTTAGGGTATAATGAATTATACATATTATTATACCAAACAAAAAGGAGTTAATAATGGAACATGTATATGTGCGTTGCCCAATGGATGGAACACAGAATCAAAAGTTTTGTGGTCTAGTTGAACACTATAAATCAAATGGAAATATTGATGAATGTCCACATCTCCAAGAGTGTAGTGAAATTAAAAATTATGTTATCAATGAAGAAGGAAAATTAAATGAAATTAAGTAAAGAAACTGTAGGTCTAATTAAGAACTTTGCTGGTATCAATAGCAATTTGCTTTTGAAGGCTGGTAATAAATTGGCCACTATCTCGGCTCAGAAAAACGTAATGGCTGATGCAGTTGTTACTGAAACTTTCCCAGACTTTGGTATCTATGACCTCAATGAGTTCCTCGGTGCCATGTCTTTGTTCGATGATCCAGAATTGACATTCAATGACAAGTGGGTTACTATTGAACAAGGTGGCAACAGTATTAAATACTTTGCAGCTGAAGCAAGCGTATTGACTGCTCCACAAAAAGCGATTACCTTCCCAGATCCAGAAATTGAATTTAATATGAGCGCAAATATGCTCAGCATGATTCAACGTACTGCTTCTGTATTGCGTGCTTCTGATGTATCTATCGTTGGTGATGGTTCAACTATGAGCGTAGTTGTTGGTGATAAAAAGAATGCCACTGGTAACTCATATAACTCTACTGTTGGTTCAAGTGACAAGAAATTCAAAGTTAATTTGAAAGTAGAAAACCTAAAAATGATTCCAGGTGATTATGCTGTTAGTGTTTCCAGTAAGAAGATCTCTCGCTTCAAAGGTGCTGGTGATTTGGTTTATTATGTAGCAGTTGAGGCAGATTCATCATTCGAGTTTTAATATGAAGAACATTATTGTTCTTGGTGGCGGAACAGCTGGGTTAATCTCTGCTATCACTTTAAAGAAAACTTTTCCCGATTATTCAATTAAAGTTATTGAATCCGATAACATTGGAATCATCGGTGTTGGAGAAGGATCAACTGAACATTGGAGACGATGGGTTGAATATTGTGGTTTAGACATTAGAAATTTAATTAGAGAAACTGATGCTGCATTAAAGAAAGGTATCAAATTTGAAAACTGGAATGGTGATGGTAAAAGTTATTTCCACTCACTTGGTGGATTATGGTATCCTTACAATCAACCAGTTAATGAAAATGAGTTTGTAAAATCTTTAATTATTTCAAATATTAAAACTGAAGATGTTTTAGTTGACACGAATTTAATTGATTCAAAATCTGGAATTTTTAGTGTCAATCAATTTCATTTTAATACATTCAAGTTAAATGTTTATTTACATAAGGTTTGTGAAGAACGTGGCATTGAAGTAACAAATGATACAATCTCCAATGTTACACTATCGCCTACTGGCGATGTTGCCTCTATTGTTGGAGAGAATGCTGAGTATTTTGCGGATTTCTTTATTGATAGTAGCGGATTTAAAAGGGTTATTGCTTCAGCAGTTGGAGCGAAGTTTATTTCCTATAAAAAATATCTTCCAATGAATCATGCATTAGCATTTCCAACTGATGATGTATCAGATCTTAAACCATACACACTATCTCGTGCCCTCTCTTCTGGATGGAATTGGAGAATATCTACACAGGGTAGGTACGGTAATGGTTATGTTTTCTGTGATGACTTTATTGACTCAACAAAAGCCCATGATGAAGTTCAATCATTTTATACTGAACAAGTTAATGTCGCCAAAGATATTAGATTTGAAGCTGGTCGTGTAGATAAATTTTGGATTAATAATGTAGTTTCTGTCGGTTTATCTGCATCATTTGTTGAACCTTTAGAAGCATCTAGTATCGGCAACTCAATATTGCAAGCATTTGGTATATGCGAAATGTTAGGGGACTGGGTTGAAGACAGATCAGTATGCAACAAATACAATGATACCTTTACTAAGTGTTTTGACAATATAGTTGATTTTGTTCAGTTACATTATATCACTAAACGTAAAGATACTTTGTTTTGGCAAACATTACCAGAGATGATGACGCAGACTGATTTTATTAAAGATCATCTTGAACATTTCAAACGAAATATGCCATCCCAGCATTATTTTTCTGGTTTCTATAATATGTTTAATGCACCAAATTGGGCTCAGGTAATGGCTGGTCTTGATTTGTATGAAAAAGAACATATGAAATATAATTTGATTAATACTCATGGTAAGGGTATAATTGAAAACCAGTTGACTGAATATGATAAGTATCTTTCTGAATTGGAAACTGAGTCGTGGATTGAACATAAAGTTTTACTATCCCAAAATAATATTGTAGTAAAAATTGACCGTAATTAAATAATGGAGTAAGTGATGATTGATTTTCGTGATGACCAATTTCTTTGGGTAGAAAAATATCGCCCACAGAAAATTGATGACTGTGTTCTTCCTGAATCTTTGAAAGAAACTTTTAAGCAATATGTAACTCAGGGTGAACTACCTCATTTCCTTCTTTCTGGAACTGCAGGGGTGGGCAAAACTACCATTGCCAAAGCACTCTGTAATGAGATTGGTGCTGAATATATTATGCTTAATGGTTCAGATACTGGGGGTCATATTGATACCCTTAGAACTCAGATCAAGGGATTTGCTTCAACAGTATCCCTAACTGATTCACCAAAGATAGTTATTATGGATGAGGCAGATTTTCTTCAGGCAAACTCTACTCAGCCAGCCTTGCGTGCATTTATTGAAGAGTTCTCCGCTAATTGTCGTTTCATCTTTACTTGTAATTTTAAGAATAAGATTTTAGAAGCGATTCATTCTCGTTGCGTTTGTATCGATTTTAAGATTGACGCAAAAGATAAACAAGTGATGTTAACTCAATTCTTTAAACGTGCAACGCAAATTCTTAAACAAGAGAATGTTGACTTTGATCAGAAAGTAGTTGCTGAACTAATTACTAAACACTTTCCAGATTATCGTAGAGTTTTAAACGAACTTCAGCGTTATAGTGTTTCAGGTAAGATTGATTCTGGTATTCTAGTTAATATGAGTCAGGAATCTTTCAAAGATCTAATTAAGATGATGAAAGAAAAAGATTTTACTAATGTGCGTAAATGGGTTGGTAAAAATTCTGATTCAGATACAGTTGCTCTGTTTCGTGAACTTTATGACACGTCAGTAACATATATGGTTCCAGAAAGTATTCCCTCATTGGTTTTGGTTCTTGCTGATTATCAATACAAAGCAGCATTCGTTGCTGATCATGAACTGAATATTATGGCAGCATTGACTGAGATTATGGCCAACTGTAAATTCAAGTGAGGCTGATATGACATTATATGATTATTTGATATGGATTGTTGTTTGGATTATGGGTGCTGTATATGGATGGTATGCTAGAGAACGTCATGCAAAAAGAACTATCGAGCGTTTTGTTACAGAGATAATGCCAAAGGTTGAAGAACAATCTGATTCCCGCATCCACGTTTCAATTGAAAAACATAATGGTGTATTTTATGTTTATGATAAAATACAAAATGAATTTATGGCTCAAGGTAAAACTCGTAGAGAGTTAGAAGATGCTCTTGCAAAAAGATATCCAAATAAATATTTTGCCGCAACAACAGAAGATCTAAGGGTACTCAATGAGTCCCTTTGATTTTTTAAATGCAATTAATTTTACCAAAGAAGATTTGTTTGAAAAGGATCCGCAAGCAGGTAAAGATTATAAACCTTTCATTATAAATAGAGGGTTATCGTATTTCCCCGATACCGTATTCTATGCTAACCAGATGAATCAACATGCTGGTTTAGATAAGGATATGCAGTTTTTCTTTTTCCTAAATATTATTTCGAGGAAAAAGAGATTTAGTAAGTGGTCTAAAAAAGACGCTGAAACGGAATCTCTTGAACTCGTTAAAGAGTATTATGGGTATTCAAGTGAGAAGGCGACAGAAGCATTAAAAGTGCTGTCCGAAGAGAACTTGATTATGATAAAAGAGAAACTATATAAAGGTGGAAAATCATGACTGTTGAAATGATTTATTACGACTGGACGCCAGAGTCCATGCTTGAAGTGGTTTTACCTGAGCCTGATAACTTTCTAAAGGTTCGTGAAACTTTGACTCGCATTGGGATTGCTTCTAGGAAAGAAAACAAATTATACCAATCTTGCCATATTTTGCATAAGCAAGGTAGGTACTTTATCGTGCACTTCAAAGAACTATTTGCTTTGGACGGTAAAGAATCGAATATCACTGCTGGTGATATTGAGCGCAGGAATGCTATTTCTGGTTTGCTACAGGATTGGGATCTGTTAAAGATCCTAAATAATACGCAGGCTGAGCAAAAAGCATCTCTGTCTCAAATTAAAGTTGTGTCCTTCAAAGAGAAAGACCAATGGGAATTAGTACCGAAATATAACATAGGAAAAAAATCAAAATGATTAAACTTGAACTTGAAATTAATGAAGTAAATTCTATTCTTGCCGTATTGGGTAAGCATCCTTTCGAGGAAGTTGTAGCATTGATCCAAAAGATCAAAGTACAAGGCGACCCACAAGCACAAGCAATCGCTGACGCTGAAGCTGCACAGGCACCAGAAACACCAGCTGTTTAATCAGGAGAAACTAAATGGCAGAACAAGTAAACCCAACAATCGAAGAAATTGAAGCAAAAGATGCTGCTGCTCGCGCAGAAGCTATTAAGGCTGCAGAAGAAAAAGCTGCTGCTGAACTTGCTGCTCACGTAGCTGCAGTTAAAGCTACTGAAGCTGAGGCTCTTGCTAAATCTGCCGAACAGTTTCCAGAATATCACGCTGATAAGTAATTCACCTTAGGACCGCTAAGTTACGAATCGTTGGTAAAGCTGTCAGTACGTTAAGCTGTCGCTGGAACCAGTAACCAGCATTTAATCGACATGCCTTCGGGGTGTCAAATTTATAACTCGCTTAATAGGAGAAACACCATGGGAAATTCATTTCCAAACATTGCATTATTTGGTCCAGGATTTAAGGACTTCGACAAATTCTTTGTCGGCTTTGAGGATCACGCAAAACAGTTACAGTCTTTGCATGCTGATCTAACTAAAAACATTCCAAACTACCCACCTTATAACATTCGCAAGAATGATGAGAACTCATACACAATCGAAATCGCAGTTGCTGGTTTCGGTGAGTCAGAGATCGATATTGAGATTGATGGTGGTAAGTTGATTGTTAAGGGTAATGTTGATGCAGCTACTGATGCACTAGAAGATAACTTCTTGTTCAAAGGTATTGCTACTCGTGCATTTACTCGTGCATTTGCTATCGATGATCATATCGAAGTTAAGAACGCAGAACTATTTAATGGTATGCTTAAAATCGCTTTGGAGCGTTTAGTTCCAGAAGAACAGAAGCCAAAGAAAGTTCCAGTAAAGACAACTGGCAAAAAAGAATTTTTGACTGAAGGAAATACAAATGACTAACATTCTAAAATCTATTAAGGGATTTGTTGTGGAAGTTATTGCGTGTATTCAAGAAGCAAAAAGAATTCAAGCACAGGAGTACACAAAATGGCACTCCTAAAATTGATTAGTAAATTATTTCCAAAACAACAATCATCTCTTGAACAATTTATCGTAAGTAAACGACCACTTAATGCTGCAGATGTAGAGCATTGGACTCGTAGATATTACGAAGGTCAAGCAAGGGGATTATAATGTGTAATTGGATTCCAATGACCGATGATGATTGGGATTGGGTTAATGGTAAAGTACCAGTAACTCCTAACCAAAAATAATCATAGCAAGTAGGGGGACTTTCGGGTTCCCCTAAATACTTGTTATGATGAAAGCAAAACTATCACCAAACCTCATATCCTTCTTTCTGGTTCGCAGAGGGAATTGGACATTGAAAGTTTCGGTGTACAAGAATAAGCAGATTCTAGTTTTAATGCAACACGTATATGATATGGATAAAATTATTATGGAATATTTCCAGAGTCAAGACGAAGCAGCAAATTTTATTGAACACATGATAGAGGAAGTATAATGATTAAAGTTTTTAAACTATTGAATGGTGAAGAGATTATCGCCAAGACTGAATTAACTGAATTTGGTTATACATTAAGCGATCCCGCTGCAATCGTAATTCAACAAACAGAAAAAGGTGTTGGTGTTGGACTTGCTCCATACATGCCTTACGCTGAAAGCGACATTATCCTTTACGCTACCGCAATCGCTACTGAAGGTATTCCAGCCCCAAACATGGCGAACGAATATAACCGAATCTTTGGCTCGGGTATCGAGGTCGTTTCCGCCAGTGCCCTGAGTGGTCTAAAGATCGTCTCTTAGGACGTGCCAAAACGATCGTAGAGACGTTTTTCGGCTCCCAATAGGGGTTTACCCACCCCTACCTCTCCGACCTCCCTACGGTCTCCTACGCCCTCTCTCGGGCTTTAAAATCCCTTTCTAAATCAATAACTTACGTATTCCCCTCAGGTTTGTAGGGGATAGTCAAATTTCGCTTTACTTTAATGCAATTATGGCGTATAATAGTTGTATAAATGATGAAAAAAGGAACTGAAATGAGCGTAATTTATAAGTCAAAATCTGAGTTGGCTAAAGAAACTGAAAAACAAATTAAAGCATTCCTCCGTAAAGGTGGTTCGATTGAAGTTGTTAAGTCTCGTAAAGCACCAAAACAAATGATGCGTTCGAAATCTTCACGTGGCTTTGTTCAAGGTACTTCTGGTTTTCCAGCTGGTGCTCCACGCAAATCTGCTTTCAGTTTAGTTTAATTTTTTAGGAGATCATAAATGTCTGAATTCAAATCTTGGGAAGAAATGTCTGCGTTGGAACAAGCCCAGTGCACTTACTCGGACTTTCATAAAGATGCTTATGGTTTCCGTCCACGCAATGATGTTAGCAATTGGACACTAGAGGATTTTGATCGTGAGTTCGCTGTGTTTGCTCGTGTATGTGAAGAGAATCGCATCCAAGAAGAAGCTGCAGAAGCTGAAGCAATTATTCGTTTCGAGGATCGTGTAACAAATCTTATGCACACTGGCACTAATCGTGCTCGTGTTATTGCTTGGCTCATGGATGCTGAGGGTGTTAATGGTGACTTTGAGTATTTCTGTTTTACGCAGGGTCTTCCTTATGGTTACTTCAAAGAAATGGAAGTAGCATGATTTTAGCAAGAGAACTTACAACTTGGGAAGATGGTATGGATTGTAACCATACATATATAATGAGCGAATCAATGGATAAGATTTTTGGTTATTTCAAAAAGAATAATCCTAAAGATTTTATGATGTTTAAAAATTTTATTCGCATTGATACAAGGTATCGTAAGTTTAAAGTTATTCAACGCAACTTAAATTTTGCTGGGCAGAAACCCTCTAATCGAACTTGGGAAATTAAAGGTAGCAAGGATCACGTATATACTGTTGAAGAAACAGAAAATGGTTTGAGTTGTAGCTGTATTGGTTTTAAATATCATGGTAAGTGTAAACATATCGAGAGTGTAAAATGAACATCAATAAATTTTTGGATAGTCTTGCGGCAAATGCTTCACGCAACTTTAAGAAAGAACAACTAGAAGCAAACAAAGATAATGAAACTCTCCGTGAAGTAATTCGTTTGGCTCTTGATCCATTTACTCAATTTTATATCCGTAAGATTCCAGCGTATACTCCACAGACAGAACAAACTAATGTTACGTTGAGGTTTGCATTGGATTCTTTATTTGATTTATCCAGTCGTCTAGTAACAGGAAATGCGGCAATTGCTCATCTTAAAGGTATGCTAGAAGTTCTAAGCCCAGATGACGCTAAGGTTATTGAAAGAATTATTCAAAAAGATTTGAAGTGTGGGGTTCAAGTATCAACAGCAAATGATGTATGGATGGGACTCGTTCCAGAATATCCATGCATGCTTTGCTCACCATTTGAACAGAAATTGGTTGATAAGATTAAATTCCCAGCCTATGCTCAAATGAAGATGGACGGTATGCGTTTCAATGCGATCGTTCGTGATGGTAAGTGTGAATTTAGGAGTAGAAATGGCAAAGAAATTTTATTACTTGGCAATTTGGAGCAAGAGTTTATTTCTCTTGCTGGTTCTGTTGATTGTGTTTTTGATGGTGAACTTTTGGTAATGGATGACGATAGTTGTCAGTTTATGGATCGTCAGACTGGTAATGGTATCCTCAACAAAGCAAACAAAGGAACTATATCAGCTGAAGATGCAGCAAAGGTTCATGCTTCTGTTTGGGATTTAATTCCTTATGTTCAATTTATTGACGGACATTGCGGAACTCCATATTCAAAAAGGTTCTCAACTCTTGAGGCGATTGTAAATAAACAACCAGCCAAAGATAAAAAGATTTGGGCTGTTACTTCAACCATTGTTGAAACGATTGAACAGGCTCAGGAGATTTTTCAAGATTATCTATCAAAGGGATATGAAGGTATTATTCTTAAAGATGGTAATGGTGTTTGGGAAGATAAACGTAGCAAGACTCAGATTAAATTCAAAGGCGAACTAGAATGTGATCTTAAGATCGTTGCAATTGAAGAAGGTACTGGTAAGTATGCAGGAATGCTGGGTAATATTGTTTGCGAATCAGCTGATGGTAAAATTAAAGTAAACGTAGGCTCTGGTTTTAATGATACACATCGCAAGAATTATGGTCAAGAAATAGTTGACAAAATCGTGGCAATCAAGTATAATAGTAGAATAAAGAATAAGTTGGGAGACGAGAGTTTGTTTCTTCCAATCTTTGTTGAAATTCGTGATGATAAAGATATCGCAGATAGTTCAAAGGACATAAAATGAAAGTAGCAATCAATACATGTTTCGGTGGGTTTGGTATTTCAAATGTAGCGTTTGAGAAATTGCTTGAGCGTAAGGGTATCGCATTCGATAAGGTGCCAGCAAAATGGCCAATTCGTGGTAACGACTCAGACTATTACAAAGCTGGTAGTCCACAATCTGATGCGACATATCTAAGTGAGTATGAATTCTATGAACAACGCAATGATCCAGATTTGATTGCAGTGATTGAAGAATTGGGTAAAGAAGCATGGGGTTTTGCAGCAGAACTAGCAATCGTTGATATTCCTGATGATGTCGAATGGCATATTCACGAGTACGATGGTCTTGAGCATGTAGCAGAAAATCATAGGACTTGGGGTTAATGATTGATGCTGTTATTCTTAGTGGTGGTCAAGATATGCCAAACGACTACCCTAAGATACAAAGATCGCTTGGTCCATACAGGGTTGCTTCTGCTTTAGAAAAAGCAGGATACACTACATGTGTAATTGATTATATTCAGTATCTTTCAGTAGAAGAAATTATCAATGCTTTGAAAAATGTTTTAACACCTAATACTTTATGGGTTGGTATTTCTTCTACTTTTTTCTACTCACCATTAGCAAAGAAGGTTGGTCTTTCTAGGATGTACCAAAATATATCTTATGAAAAAATTTCTAAAGTATATGAATTTATTAAAGCGAACAGTAATGCTAAGATTGTTTTTGGTGGAGCATATGCCCTTCAAGCACACGCTGATCCGATGATTGATTATTACATTGCTAGTTATGCTGATGTGACTGTTGTAGAATTAACTGATTTCCTTTCAGGTAAGAAAATATATCTTGAACATTCAACTGAGATTGATATTGGTGGAACTAAGTCTGTGTTGATTGATTCTGGTAAGTATAAAGAACCAGAAATGAATTCATTGGAAACCTTTTGGCATAAAAAAGAATACAACATATTACCAACCGAATCATTGCCTATTGAATTTGCTAGAGGGTGTATTTTTAAATGCAAGTTTTGTAACTATCCCCTTCTTGGTAAAAAGAA